ATCTTGGCTTAACCACCGCGGGACCGGTGGTTTGGTTATAGTTGGTGCGTTTGTGACATCTTATGTAGCGCGTTACTTAGACCAGATCGTGGATTCTGGTTGCACTTTCCTCTTCGTCACAGAGCAATACTCTCCCGGATTGTATATAGGTGACGAGTATGCGTATTACTGTGATGATCAAGGCACCGTCCTTGGAACATCACGAGGTGCCCCAACCAAGTTTTGGACTGACAAATCAGATCCATGGGGAAGTGTTGACTATTATAAGAACTACTCCATAGAGACTTTGGCGTGCTTTGGTCCACAACGTGTAGTGCTCATGAAGCCAACGGACAAGATTATTGTCCCAGCACAATACGTCACAATTCCACGTCCAACCTTTGCCGGCAAAGGAACACTGACCCCTGCCAAGGAACCAAACTCATTGTGTGGCTTGGTAAGGATTCGTCCAGAGAAGGAGGAAGTCCCTTCTGTAGACGATTACGATGAAGCAGATCTCGAGGATGCTGCCAATATTGCACTTATTGAGTGTCCAGAGGACCATTTCTATGTCCAAATGTGCGAACACCCAGCCGAGCACCCTGGTGCCATTCTGACTATTGCATCCACATTGGTCCTTGCTCTCTTGAACTTCTATCTTTTAGTCCCTACGTATATGGTTGTCCTACCAGTTGTTGTCGCCACACCATATTACGTGCTTAAATGGATGCGTCGCCCTACTGAGGATTTTCAAGTTATTCTAAAAGGATACGGTATCCATTTCTACGGCAAGCATGCTGAGGCACTTCGAGCTTGGTATAAAGCGAACCCCATCGACCCTATCACTAAGCTTCCTTATGGTTGGTACAAAGTTACTGACCTAGGCATTGTCCAAGTGCGCCAAGGATCTCATAACGCTGATTATACTAACGTTCCCCGCCTTATATCGGCATTTTGTGCGTCCCATAACTGGCCACAAACCAGTAACGTCTCTCACTACTTGGAGATGACTACGGCTGTAGCTCCCGTCTTCAAGTTTAAGGGAGACTTTGAGGTCATGTCACAATACGACCCCGAAATCAAATCCAAAATGCTAGCATACAAGGTGAAGATCAACGCTCCTGTTGATAATGGCGTCTTGTCGATACACTTGTCAAACGATGAGGAGTATCGTGAGTTTGTTGGCGCCTGCGTGAATGAGAATACTTTAGAGCGCAGCGCTGAACGCGTTGCCCGCCCAGGTATTAGGTCCATTTATCCCTGGGAGCATTTTAGAGGCTTACTCCGCGACTTGTGGGGTGACCAGAAGCTTGGCAAGATTGAGGACACCGACAATGACCCTGACCTCAGCCGTTACACAGGCAAGAAATGGAAGAAATACGATTCTGCCTTCACCCAGAAAGCTGGGTTTTCCGACGAAGCGGGATACACTACCTTCGTCAAGCAGGAGGCCCTCCCTCCTCAAACGGTTAATAAGAAAGGTAACCGTATCATTACAATGAACAATGCTGCTTTCAATGTCACCCACCTCAATTGGTTCCACGAATTTGAACAGAAGATCTTATCCATTACTGACAAGTTCACTGGCCTTCGTTTGATCGCCAAAGGACTTAACACTGACGAGCGTTCCGAAGTGATCCTTGAATTGTGTAATACCTTTGACCACTTCGTTTCGATCGACTTCAAGAATTGCGATGGTCACTTCAGTGGACCATCGTATGAAGGAGTCGTTCGTTTCTTCGCAGATATCGGTTTAGACCATCAAACCGTTCGCCAGATCCTTGATGCCAAGACCTTTGGTGTCATAGAGTACCAACATCCTCAACAAAGATCCGGCGATTTGTACACTGGATCCGGAAACTGTGCCATAGTCGCCGCTATGTTGTACCAGTTCTTGTCCAAAGACTTTACATTCTTCTGCGATGGTGATGACAC